CACCGTTTATCGTTTTCAGCCTGTTTAGGTGATTTCCGTCCAGCATCAGTGCTTCCCTGAGATTCCTTCCGTTTCTGTTGATCTCTGCCCAGTGATCATTTACGATATCTGCTGCCAGTCTTGTCAGACCGGCTTTTGCCAGATATTCCAGATAAGGGTGATTGTGGAAGGATATGATATAGATGTTTACGTTGAATTTCATGCCTGCATTTGCAAGGATATCCATTCCGCTGTGTTCCAGACCTCCGGCTTTTAACACTTCCGGAAGATTTCCGGGATACAGGTATGACGGAACGAATCTCTTTCCATGCGGTTTATCCCAGAACTCCTGTGTGAACTCATCTGCTTCCGGAATTGTGCCGTACCACACTTTCCCCCAGGTTTCCCCTAGCGGTATGATAGCTCTGATCTTCTCGAACAGTTCTATGTCTTTCTTCCCTGCTGTCCATCTGCAGACTGCCCGGAACTGACGCTCCACCCACTTTTTGCCATATTGCTGTAAGATGGTTACCATGGCTTTGGCTGTCTTTTCCTCCTGTCTGCTGTTTGTCGTTACCGGTGTCTTGCATTTCGGGCATATAGTTTTTTCTCCATGCTTCCATCCGTTTTTTCTCCAGCCGACATAACCGCAGGCGGTACAGCTGAATGCAGTCCGGTTCTCTTCTTTCTTAAAAAACAGGATGTTCCCCGGAAATAGTTTATCTTCTACCCACTTCTCTGCTTCTTCCGGCACGCAGGGGACTTCTGCCATCATTTCATTGATTCTTTCCTGCTTCCGGCTGTATGCCATGTCTCTTTTTGTTTCATTCACCGTGGTCTCATAGCTGTCGATGCTGTAAGTATCCAGAAAGTCATATACCCTGTCTCTGTCTTCCTGTGCAGCCCACTCCATATCCGGAGCGCTGTGGTAAAAGTCGTTTTTCAAAACCGGCTGGCCCATGCAAAGTCTGAGTACATTTTTGAGCCCGCAGGTTGTCCATGTTTCATTTACCCATGTACTGTGGTTCTTTTTATCTGCAAAATACCGGGCTTTCAGTTCTCCTTTAACGAACAGGCTGATCTCTACTGCCCGCTCTCCGTCCGCCTCAAGAAGCTGGCTTGCAGCGATCACGCTGTCGGAATTTTTTACTTTTGGAACTGTACATGGGATGCAGCGTAATAATTTTGTCCGCTTCATGCCTTTGCTCCTCCCATGTAGTAATCCCGGATCAGCTCCTTGGCTTTTGCCATACCGGGAACTCCAAATGTCACCTTACCGGCGCTGACTCCTGCTGCCTTTATGATCGCTTTATCTACTGTGATCTGGTTTTTAAAAGAATATTCCAGCAGAACCGCCATGCATCCCTGCAGGGTCTTTCCTTTCTTGCGAACCTGGTGTGCAATCATCTCATTCTCCATGCAGAGTCCCTTGATGTACTCTACCCAGTCCAGCATCAGTTCCTTAGGCTTTAGTTTCATGCATTCCACATCAATCTTTCCAATAGCTGCAGATGTGGAATCGCAAAGGGATGGGATGGCTTCTTCCAGATACATCTCTACATAATCATCCGGAATGCCGTTTTCCTTTGCCAGTTCTTTTAAGCTGTCCAGATCACCTTCCTGTAGAAGATTAGCTGCCAGTTCATTAATCTCTGTGTATGAACTCATTTCTCCAAATTTATCAAACATCGTGTTCTCCTCTCCTTGTGTTAAAAATCCGTCTGGAATCTCACTGCATGACCGCTGAGCCGTTTATCTATTTCCTGCCAGAGGTCTGCATTTTTTAATTCCCGGTCCCCGCTTCTTTTCCATCCGTTTGTCTTCCATACGTTAAGATTCTTATGACCATTTATAAGATATCGGCAGGTTGTATGGATTGTGATCAGGGACGGTCTGCGTATTCTTTTCAGGGCAGCGATCAGTCCCAGCATGACAAGGCGGTGTGGTGTGGTATCTTCTGCTTCTTCTTTACCGCTGATCGGATTCCCCGGACCTTTGGGAAAATCCTGGCTGGCAATAATATATACACACCTGCCCTTCTTTATCCTTGCGCTTTTATCCCTGACAATAAGGGAAATATCTACTCTTGTCATTTTCTGGTCCATCTTCAAATCCTCCTGTCTATCTTTACAAGTGTGTAATGGCGGTATGCGTATCCTGTCACAGGATTGATCCCTTTTTTGATGGAATCCGGATCCACATAATAGCCTTTAGGAGCTTTAGGTTCTCTGAGGACACCATCCTTATCTATCAGGGAACGTCTTTTTATTTCTTTTCTGTCTGGCTCTTTGCGGATCAGGTTTCTGGACGGATGATATGCTTTTGCTTTTTCCGGTTCCCATTCCTGTAAGGGTGTTGCTATGTACTCTGCCAGATCTCCGTTCTTCAGGTCGTATACAACTTTCATGTTCGAATTCCCATGTGTCCACAGTTCCCTGACAATCTTTTCTGTTCGGGTCTCTGTATTTGATTCGGCATTTAAGAGGATATGGATGTGGATCGCACCCCTCTTTCCTATCTGTGGTCTCCAGATATACTTTAAGATCCAACCGTATTTCCGGTATCTGGTCTGAAGCTGCCTTATAAATTTCTGCATATGCTTTATCATCTCTTCCCAGCTTACCCTCTTGTCTTTCTGGTAGGTGAGTGTGATCCAGCTGTCTCCGGTTGTGAAGTTCCACTTTACCAGTCTCCTGAGTTCTCTCACCCTCTTCCACTGATTCTGCCTTATGATATCTTCCGGGGTGGGTTCCTTCTTCGGCTCCCTCTTCTGACCCCTTGCACCATATCTTCCTGTATGCTTTTCCTCTACCTCTAAGGTTTCCCCACAATCCCATGTATCTCTTATGTATCCACACTTCATATGTCACCCCGGTGTCGTAAGTTTAATACCCTTAATCAAGCCCTGAAGGGACTTCCCTGTCCCCTGAAAAAGGTTAAAAATATAGCAGGTTTTCTCCTGCTTAAATCTTGACTTTTCGCCACCTGGATGTTATATTTTTTATAGGTTTGATATCCAAGTGGCAAAAAGTCACCCTGGCTCATGTATTTGCGTTACATGAGTCTTTTTTATTCTATGTGTTCGATCGGTCCGTAGAGGCTCTCCATTTCTTTTGCTCTCCGGAGTGCTTCTTCCATAGTTCCTACGTAACTTGCAAGTGTCTTGTTTCTGAACCTGACAATTCGGATGGTTCGCTGCTGATCCGAAGGAATTTTTACCGATTCTTTGGTTCTTCTGGAAATCCGTTCTACTTCCCTCATTCTTTCTTCTTCAGTTATTCTGTTCTCTCCCCAATCAGACTTTTGAGATACTGAATGCATTCTTCCGACCATTCTTCTATATACTCATTGTCTTTAAAAGCAAATACCTTTGTTTTTGTTATGATCGTTAATGTTTTTGTGTTTGTATCATAGTTGTATGCCACATAAATATTCTTTTCTTCAGCTTTGAGTACAAGCACCAGAATCTCTCTTATTTTGTCTCTGAACATGTTTCTTCCTCCTGAACTCTCCTGAACTGATCTACCGCCCAGTATGCGGATACCCCAAAGAGGATGTTAAACCAGACTGGGATGTCCACATATTTCCCTGCAAGGATGCAGAGGGCTATGATTATGTACTGTTTCATAATGCTTGTCCTTCTTTCTCCGCCTTAACCGGCGGCTTTTCTTTCGTAATTCATGCTCAGAAGAAGTTCATCCTGTCTCTGGATGAGCAGGCATTTGATTTCTTCTTCTGACATATCACTGGCTTTATGCTGAATTCCATTAATACGGATATTTCTTGTTACCAGTTTTAATTCTGACATCTTCCTCACCTCTTTTTTATGGTATGGGAAATGATATGTATGGGTTACTGTTTATAAAAATTTAAGCAGTTTGTCGAACGGCCTTTGTTGACTTCTCTTTGTTTCTCTCCTATTCTTGTATTACAGGGTACTGGCATACCCGAGTACATACAGAAAGGAGGAAAATCGTATCATGTATCGTTTTTCCAAAAATGAAAAAGATATCTTGAAATCGGCTTATAAAAACCTCGCCGAAAACGGCACGCACAGAAACGCATTTTTGATGAAAAGTTCTGAATTAGCCGTGTATATCAATGCTCTCCGTTCATTAGCCGGCGAAGGTTATATTAAGCCTATTTCTGATAACTTTTTCGATTCTACGCTTTCTTTGAAGTATGAGTATGATCTGACTTCAAAAGGCGAGTCTGCAGCGGAATCTCTAACTTAACAGTCAAAGCAGGTGTCTCTGCATCTCCTACCGATATAGAGACGCCTGAAAGATAAGGAGCCAGGTCCTTCCCTTCCATTTCTTTAATAAAATCAAGAAATGCTTCGCATTGTTTTATTTTCTTTGTCCACTCAGGTTCAAAGAACATTGCGTCCGATAATGTATCTTTATATTCTGGTTCGGTTTGTTTTTTCCATTTTGGAAACCATGCTACTTCCATAACTGGATTACTTGACACTTCTCTCACCTCTTTTCTTTCTGGATATCCAAATTATTTTGTCCTTTTTCGTGACATTAAGGAGTAAAAAAAATTTCTTGTACAGATTTTCCATAATAATTTGCTATTGCGATTTTAATAGAATCTCTAGGAATTCTCCGCTCTGTTTCATACATTCCAAGTGTAGACGTAGCAATTCCAATATCCTTCGCTGCTTCTTCCTGGCTTTTTTCTCCTCTTAATTCTATCAATCTTTTTCCATATGGAATCATTTTTCTCACTCCTCTCTGTCACGTTTTGTGACTAACTGTAATATATCACCAACCGTGTCTTCTGTCAATCACTTTTCGTGACATTTTTGTATTTACTTTTATCACGTTTTGTGATAACATTAATTTATCAACTACAAGGAGGTACATCATGGGGAACTTTCAAAATATCTTCCGAAAGTTACGTACTTCATCTAATTTAACTCAGAACGCAATTGCTGAAAAACTAGGCATTTCTCGAAGCACAATAGGCATGTACGAAACAGGTGCCAGAGAACCCGATTTTGAAACACTTGAAAAAATTGCAGATTATTTTAATGTAGATACCGATTTTCTATTGGGACGTACAAATCAAACCACAATGCTTCCGGAAACTGTAGGAAAGTATTCAAAGACGCGTGAGCTCGACATTATATATGAACAACTATCTTCTCACAACCAAAGAAAGGTACTCACTTATTCAAAGAACCTTCTCTCCACCCAGCAGATGGAAGAAGATCTTCTTGCAGCTCATGCCCGGACGGATGTAGAACAGACTCCTGAGGGTGTTCAGCATGATCTGGATATTATGAATGATGATTCAAAATGGGAGGAATGATATGACATTAGATATATTGGAATTGCGTAAACTATGTATACCTAAAAACATTCGTATTACACTCCATGCAGCTAAAAGGCTGGAACAGCGCGGGATATTCTTAAAAGATGTAATATCCTGTATTATGAATGGAGAAATCATCGAACAATATCCAGATGATTATCCTTATCCCAGTTGTTTAATTCTGGGGATGAGCATCGAAGATAAATATCTTCATGTAGTCATCGGAAATCACGAATCGGATTTGTTCCTTATAACAGCTTATTTCCCAAGTTTTGATAAATGGGAATCTGATTTCAAGACCAGAAAGGAGAACGCATAATGACTTGTTTTTACTGCAAAGGTAATATTGAATCTTCTACAACAACTTACATGACTGATTATCAGGGATGCTATATCATTATCAAGAACGTTCCTTGCGAAAAGTGTTCTCAATGTGGGGAAGAATACTTAAATGGTGAAACACTTGAACGAATCGAAGAAATTATTCAAAAAGTTAAAGGTATGCTGACTGAAATTGCAGTTGTTGACTACAAACAAACAGCTTAAAGAGAACCGTTTTATTTTAATTGCTAAAGGGGTGATCCCAGTTGAATTACGAACAATTACTGACTGCTGCCGATCAGGAAGGATTGCTTGTCAAAGAGCAGCCACTTACTGGGCATGACGGCCTGATCCGCGGCAGTCGGATAGCAATCCGAAAGGATATAGAAACACAAGCAGAAAAATCTTGTGTGCTTGCCGAAGAAATCGGGCATTATCGCACCAGCTCCGGAAACATTTTAGACCAGAATAAGGCAGAAAGCCGAAAGCAGGAGTATCGAGCTCGGCTTTATGGGTACAATCTAAAGATTGGGCTTGCCGGCCTGATCAGGGCTTATGAAGTAGGATGTGGGAATCTTTATGAGATGGCTGAATATCTGGATGCTACGGAGGAATATTTAAAAGAGGCTATGCAGTGTTACCATGCTAAATACGGTGTATACGCTGTTGTTGATAATTATGTCATTTATTTCGAACCATTTGCGGTGATACATATGATTTCATCAGCAGATTAAAGAACGGAGCTGTTATTACCAGATTCGCTATTGGAAAAATATAAGAATTTTGCTATTGAACAGATATCTCGGATGACGGGGTATCATCAGAAACTGATTAAACTACGCATTTCGGATTAATTCGCTTCGGCGTTTTATGTAAAATCATATTTAGGAGAGAGAACAAATGAAAACAGTAAAAGAAATGTTAGATTTTTCGGCAGAATGTAAATGTAAAATGACAAAGGCCATGTCGAAAGGTGTTGAGGTAGTCGCACAAAATCTTTCTGAAAATGAAGTTGTTAATTATTGTATTGGGGCGTTTGCAGAGGGCAACAATGCTCAAATTGCATTTGCAATCACCAATCTCAGAGTTATTGCCGCACAGAAAAAAATGTTTTCAGATACAGTTATAGCTATTCCTATTAGCCATATTAATGATTTAACAACCAAAACTAAACTTACTGGAGATTTTATCATTATAGGAAATGACGCTGGTGAAAACCTTACTATATCTGTTTACAAGGGATTGGGGACTTCCGTAGCGAACGCACTTCATTTAGCAATGGCGTCTTCGGAAAGAAGGCAGGCAGAACCTGATGTCGCAAGCGACCTGAGAAAGTTTAAGGCTTTATTGGATGATGGGATTATTACAGAAGATGAGTTTCTGAAAAAGAAACAGCAGTTACTTGGATTGTAACCCCATAATTCTTGAGCAAAAAATCGTCCCAGTATTGGCGTACTGAGACGATTAGTAGAATCTCCGAAGAGATCCAGTACTTTAGCAAAGATATTGTATCATCTTCGGAGCAGTTACACAAGTCGAACGTTTGTGTATATGTGATTACATCAATGGATTAACGAAAGGAGTTTTCATTATGCCATTACCCAAAGAACGGATTTATACAATAGATGACATCTACGCTCTTCCGGATGGCGAACGTGCAGAGCTGATTGATGGACAGATCTATATGATGGCACCACCTAATACCAGGCATCAGGTAATCGTCGGTGAACTGTATGCTACTATCCGCAATTACATTAAAAGTAAAAGTGGATCCTGTAAACCATATGTTTCTCCGTTTGCTGTTTTCCTGAATGAAGACAATAAGAACTATATAGAACCGGATTTAACAGTTGTCTGCTCACCGAATAAAGTGGACGAAAAAGGTTGTCATGGTGCTCCCGACTGGGTAATTGAAGTTGTCTCTCCTGCTACCCAAAGTAAAGATTACGGAATAAAGCTGTTTAAATACCGTATGTCCGGAGTCAGGGAATACTGGATCATTAATCCTATGAAGGGGATTGTAAACGTTTATGATTTCGAAAACGAATCTGGTACCGGATTATACTCTTTTGATGATGAAATTCTAGTATGTATATATCCCGATTTATCAATTGTGATCTCTGAATTATTATAATAAAAACCGCCCCTGTTGGTAGCAGGGACGGCTCAAGAATCTCCGAAGAGATCCCTTTCTTTTGGCAAAGATATTGTATCATCTTCGGAGCAGTTACACAATCAGAACGTTTGTGTGGCTGTTATTTTTGTACGAAAAATTACATATTTTATAAAACCGAGGTGATATTTATGAGTAGTAAAGTAGCAGCTCTCTATATCCGTGTCTCGACAGAGGACCAAACAGAGTTATCTCCTGATGCACAGAAGCGCCTTTTGCTGGATTATGCCCAGAAGAATGACATGATTGTTTCCGGAGACTTTATCTTTACTGAGAGTGTTTCCGGCCGGCATGCGCAGAAGCGTCCGGAGTTTCAGAAGATGATTGCCCTGGCGAAGCAGCCATCTCATCCTATTGATGTAATCCTGGTATGGAAATTCAGTCGTTTCGCCCGTAACCAGGAAGAGTCTATCGTATACAAGAGTATGCTCAAGAAGGATAATGTAGACGTGATCAGTGTATCTGAACCATTGATCGAGGGACCTTTTGGCAGCCTGATCGAGCGCATCATCGAATGGATGGATGAATACTATTCCATTCGATTGTCGGGCGAGGTCTTGCGTGGCATGAAAGAAAAAGCCCTGCAAAAAGGCTATCAGACATCTCCCTGTCTTGGCTATACTGCAGTTGGACATGGAAAGCCTTATGTTATTAATGAGGCTGAATATGCCATTGTCTCTTATATTATGGACCTGTATGATAATCAGAACTTAGATGAGACAGCTATTGCCAGACGTTGCAATGATCTCGGGTACCGGACGAAACGTGGAAAACTCTTCGAGCGGCGTAGCGTTGACCGGATTCTTGGAAATCCCTTCTATTGCGGAACTGTTGTCTGGAACGGAGTGGAATTTGAAGGAAACCATGAGGTACGTCTTTCCAGAGAACGGTATGAAAAGCGTCAGAAGCTTATTACTTCCCGGAAACGTCCGGTCAAGGCGCGAAACGTATCTGCCTGCAAGCACTGGCTATCTGGTCTTTTAAAGTGTTCTGTCTGTGGAGCTACACTTTCTTACACTGGCAATAATAAGTGTCCTTATTTCCAGTGCTGGAAATATGCAAAAGGATTTCATAAGACTTCCGTAGCCTTATCTGTCAAAAAGGCCGAAGATGCTGTGATAACTTATTTTGAGCAGATCTTAGATGGAGCAGAATTTACATATGTGTGTAAAAAGAAAAAGACTGATCATTCACTACAGATTGATCAGTTGCAAAGAGAGATCAGTAAGCTCGCCATGAGAGAAGGCAGAATCAAAGAGGCTTATGAGGCAGGCGTAGATACTCTGGAAGAATATAAGAATAATAAGGATCGTCTGGTATCAGATCGGTTAGAATTGACTGCTGCCCTTTCACAGTTATTGCAGGAAGAGCAGGCAGAGCAGCCTGACACAGAAAAAATTCTGAAAGAGATCCGTTCTGTTGCGGATGTCCTGAAGAATCCAGACGTAGGTTATGAAGAAAAGGGAAATCTGATCAGAAGTGTTGTGGAACAGATCATATATGATAAGGAATCCGGAAAAATGTCTTTTGACATCATTATTTCCTGAATTTCATCCATCCATAAAAAAGTGCTATTTCAGCCTTTTTAACATTTTTGTAATATTTTTTCAGAATTGAAAATCCCGCAAACCCGCATAAACACTGGGTTTGCAGGTCTATTATAGGGTACTGCACTCCGGTGGCCCGGACGGTGAGATCGGCGCTTCCCTGCGTTATCTTTCCCAGCGTTTTACCATGCCGAACCGAACGACTTCTGCTTTGCTCAACGATATAGGAACAGAAGAACTCAGTCATCTGGAAATGGTATCCACTATTGTACATCAGCTTACCCGGGACCTTTCCATGGAGGAAATTGAGAAATCCGGATTCGGACCGTATTATATCGATCACACAGTGGGAGTCTGGCCACAGGCAGCAGGTGGCGTACCATTTAATGCATGTGAATTTCAGAGTAAAGGTGATCCGATCACTGATCTGTTCGAGGATCTTGCTGCAGAGCAAAAAGCCCGTTCTACTTATGACAATATTCTCAGAGTAGTCCGCAATATACCTGAGATTGCGGATCCCATCAAATTCCTGCGTGCCAGAGAAGTTGTTCATTTCCAGAGATTTGGGGAAGCTCTTCAGTCCATTCAGGAAGAACTTGATGCCAAAAACTTCTATGCTTTTACCCCGGGATTTGATAATCCCTGCACTGCATCATGCAACAGCAATAAATAAAGTACGCAGCCAAAACCTGCGACATACTGCGCGAATTTATGCGATTAGCATCGCGAAGCGTGTTACTGAGAACGGAATGAA